ACATCGCTCCGCTGTTGATCTTGAACTATGACATCCTTCCGAAGTGGACTCCCTACCTACTCCAAATAGATCCACAGGCATTGATACTTGACGAGATTCACTACCTGAAGACACGAACCACACAGAGAACGAAAGCTGCAAGGAAGCTAGCACAGAGGATCCCACACGTCATCGGATTGAGCGGAACCCCGATGACCAATCGACCCGCTGAACTGTGGTCACCACTGAACATCATTCGACCCGATCTCTATCCCGCCTTCTTCCCATTTGCTCAACGCTACTGTGCAGCGAAAAAGGGATTCTGGGGGTGGGATTTCACTGGTCAATCCAACCTAGACGAGTTGAACCAGAACCTCCGCAAATCAGTAATGATCCGGAGAACGAAAGCTGAGGTACTCACTCAACTTCCACCGAAAACCCGGACTCCCATACAAATCGATCTGGAGAATCGACGAGAGTACCAACTCGCTCACAACAACTTCCTTCAATGGCTCGCAAAGGTCCGACCCGAAAAGATAAAAGGAGCGATCAGATCCCAAGCCCTGGTCAAACTGGGATATCTCAAAAGACTTGCAGCGAGACTCAAACTCAAAAACGCATTGCAATGGGTTGATGAGTTCCTGGAAACTACAGATGAAAAGATTGTTATATTTGCAATTCACAAAGAACCAATCGAGATCATTACCAAACGATACGAACACACACAAGTAACCGTTGATGGGAGTGTAATTGGAAAGAAGAGGCAATGGGCAGTTGACAAGTTCCAAAAGAACAAAGACTGTCGGGTGTTTATCGGAAACATTCACGCGGCCGGAATCGGAATTACATTAACCGCAGCATCCACAGTCGCTTTCTTTGAACTCGACTGGACTCCTGGTAATCACACACAGGCAGAGGATCGTTGCCATCGAATCGGAACTACGCAACCTGTTAATTGCTACTATCTTACAGCAAAAGATACGATCGAAGACAACTTGTTGAAACTGATCCGAAAGAAACAGAAGATCATCACCACAGCAATCGATGGGAAACCCACAGATGAATTCGACATACTCACGGAGTTACTGAACTTATGAACCACAACGAAGACAAATTGAGTGGATTAGAATTCAAACCCTGGAGAGCCAAATACGGAGGATTTCCCGATTACGCGCTCCTTAAAGACGGAAAAGTAATAGCTGTAATTGAATGGATAAACGGTCCACCCTACCTAGATTGCTCCTTCATTGAAGAAACTTACATCCAACTAGTTAAAGAAGGAATCGAGGAAGTTGCTAAATTAACACAAGAACAAATCGAAAACACTTAATCATGGACCTGATCGAATTACTGAATCAACACGGTGTGGAGTTCCGTCGTCATGGTGAACACCATCACGTTACCCGGAACTTCATCGGGATGGATTGTCCTCTGTGCTCACCACGATCCGGAAGATTTCGATTGGGCTACTCACTCACTGATGACTTCTTCAACTGTTGGCTCTGTGGATTTGTCAAACACTATGATGCAATATCTCTTCTGACCGGAAAGAAGGAAATCGTCAGGATACAAAAGGTTAGGTCAAAACCAAGAAAAATTACAAAAACGAAAGAACCTCTGACATTACCAAAAGGATTACAAGAACTTCAGATTCAACATGAACGATACTTGCAAAAACGTGGATTTGATCCGGAAGAGATCAAATTCATCTGGAAGGTGAAAGCCACAACACTGAATCGGGAAATCCCCTGGTCGATCTGGATACCAATCAATCCCACCGGAGAACTCCTTTCCTGGACAGCTAGACGGATCACTGACACCGAAAAAGACAAATACCGACACGCTCCGAACACCGAAAAAGGTCAACTACTATACGGCAGTAACTATGCAACAAGCAGCGTGATCGTGGTTGAGGGACCTTTGGATGTATGGCGAGTCGGAATGGGATCTGTAGCTACACTTGGCCTAAAACACACCGAAGAACAGATGATACAAATCGGGAAATATCCGAGACGTATCATCCTATTCGACAACAGTTTAGAGGCTCAAAGACGAGCGTTCAAACTCTGTAAAAACCTGCAAACCTTCCCCGGTGAAACACTGAGAGTTGAAATCGATTCCCCAGATCCCGGCTCTGCAACTCCAAAAGAGATCCGAAAGATTCGCAAACTCATGAGGGAAGCATGAAAGAACCAGAATTTCGATGTGATAATTTCAGAGAACTACTGGAAGTAGATCCAGACACGGTGACAGATAGGGGAAAACAACTCATGAATATACACATAATTACTTGTTCTCACTGTCAAGAATACGCCGCATTCTACTTAATTCAGGATGGTCGATTAGCTATAAATCCAACCAAAAACAGGATCAAACGACTAAATCACATCCGAAAACGTGCCTACATCATCGGTCAGGAACTGGCAAAACGAGAGGAGTAGACATGAAACCCAAAAAGAGAGCCGGACTCTGGATTCCCAAAGACATTCTGAACCTTATTCAGAATGGTACTTTGACCACAACTGAAGCAATCATATTGACTTACATAAACAACTATTGTCAATTAGCAAACGAGGGTTGTTGGACAAAGAACACCACACTAGCCGCAAAAATCAATGTGAAACCTCGTCAAATACAAAAAATCAAATCCAAACTGAAAGAACTCGATCTCATCCGACAATGTGGTCAAAAAGGAATGCAAAACATCTATGAAACATTCTGGATTAGATCAAAAAACACAAAAACCTGGTACGTTCCAGAATGTCTACTATGTCATAAAAGCCACTAGTATACACGGTGTACACTAGAGTAAGTACATACTCAGGACGTGTGTTCAGTACATTGTACAGTATGTCCTAGATAGGTACTATACCCGTGTCCTAAATGACACACCCCCGTGTCCTAAATGACACTCAATAGAAGAATATGATTTAAGGGGAGTAACCTTACTTTTTTCTTCAAAAAGAAAAAATGTCTTCTAAAAAAAGAAAGTGAAACGTAAAACACTTCAACCCTTCTTTTTTTGATGTCTGTAACTACACCAAGAGGACGTAATGAAAGGAAGTTCACCAATATCCGAAGAACTAATTCAGAAACTAAGAAAAGTTTGTACAGGAAGAGAAATCACAGAGGATCAAATCGAACAAGTTCACGAAGAGAAAAAATTACCAACAACATCAAAAGGATTGATTCCAAATCTAACAACAACAAATCAACTTGTAGAACATGTAGTATCTCAATTGTACCGAATAGCAAGTAGATCAGGACCGATTAATCTAAAAACATCTCATGTGAATACATGGAGAAACCAACTAAACAGATTTCGATTCAAATTAGGAGACAACGACCGGATAAAAAAAGTAATTGATTGGTACGCAGAAAATTACATGAATGATTTTGTTCCAAAAGCATTCAGTGCAAACACATTCATAGATAAATTTGTACAAATAGAATCTGCAATGTATCGAATGACAGGAAAATGGAAGAAAGTAAAAGAGACTAAAATAGTATTCAAATCCAGTAAACGGGACAAAACAAAACAACGTTCGGTTGTAAAAGAAAAAGAATTTTGGATTCACGAGAAAGATTCAAACGATAATTAAACTATATTGTCTCGGTTATTTTCTTCTGTCGTACTGTACACAAACACAGTATAAATTGTTCCGATGCCCGAGTCTTCGGCACCTTCGGTGCACTTCCGCCGCCCGCCACGGTACTAAATCCTTCAGAATTGATCTGTGACCTAACAAAACCGTTTCAGAGTAGGAACCTACTACTTCCAAAAAAGTCCGTTAGAATCGATTCTGTGACGATTCTAACCCATAACAGTTGTTCACTACAAAATCATGGAGAAATACAGACTGATTGTCTGAGTTACTGAATCGTCCTTACTCCGCTCAGATTCCGAGTTAGGAGATCCGATGTGAGAGTTGAAAAATTCGATGGATCGAAAGAGAAACGCATCTTACAGGCGATGATTACAAATACGATGGTACTGGGGAGAGTGAGTTCAAGATGGGGAGAGAAGGGACTTTTTTCGTCAGACTGGGCGAACCTCGTAGGGGGTTGGTGTGTTGATTACTACAGGAAACATGAGACACATCCAGGGAGTCATGTAGAGGACATTTTCCAGGACTGGGCGAATAGATCGAAGAACACGAGATTGATTGAGTCAGTTGATAATTTCCTTGCAGACATCTCGGATGAGTATGATAGAGGAGATGAGATCAATCCGAATCATGTGATTGATCTAGCTGGAGTGTATTTCAACCGAGTACGAATCAGAGAAATGGTAGACAGAGTACAGGAGTGTCTTGACCTAGACAATGTGTCTGATGCTGAATCGGAGATCACCACTTTCTCCAAAGTGCAACTCGGATCCGGATCCGGTACGGACTTGTTTTTGGATGAGCAAGCAGTTCGATCTGTATTCGATCAAGAAATCTCCGAGAACCTCATTGAGTATCCCGGAGGGTTGCGAAGATTCTTCGGCGACACGTTGTCTCGTGATTCCTTTATTGTGTTCCTGGGACCGGAGAAATCCGGGAAATCGTTCTGGTTAATGGATATTGCGTACAGAGCATTTACACAACGAAAACGAGTGGCTTATTTCGACGTGGGAGATATGTCGGAGAATCAGGTTGCGGAAAGATTCTTGATTCGTTCGGCTCAAAGACCTCTTACGTCGCGTGAATGGCCTTGTAAGGTCCGGATTCCAACCAAGATCAGTCGTCCACGAAACAAGGAATCTACCCCTGAAATCGAATACAGACTAGTAGAATTCGATACCAGACTTGATTTCTCTACTGCCTGGCAGTCGTGTAAAGACACCATGCAAAATCAAGTTAAATCAAAGAATTCCTATTTGAAGGTAGCTTGTCACCCAAACTCGTCTGCTACCATCCACACAATCCGATCTGAAATCCAATCCTGGGAACTTGACGGATGGGTTCCGGATGTAATCGTCATCGATTACTCGGACTTACTAGCTCCGATAAATCCTAGATTGGACAAGAGAGATCAGATTAATGAAACTTGGAAGTTGATGAGGAGATTGTCTCAAGAGTATCACTGTCTGCTCGTGACTGCTACTCAAGCAAACGCTCTTGCCTACGGAAAAAAGATATTAGATATGTCAAATTTCTCAGATGATAAACGAAAAAATGCTCATCCAACTGGATTGATTGCAATCAACACAAGTCCTGAAGAAAATAAAAGACAAATTTTTCGGTTGAACTGGATTGCACGTCGGCGAGGTCGATATGACCCTATGAAATGTGTGTATATCGGTCATTGTCTGGACCTCAGCAACCCGGCGGTTGTCAGTGATTTTTGAGAAAAATTCCTTTTCATCCTCTTCGACCTCGATATATTGTTTCGGGTAAACACACACTTTGTTCAGAGGGTATCGCAATGAACGTGGTTGAAAAGGATCTGCGGGATCTGTTCCGGGAGATGGGTGTTCGGTCTGCGGAGAAGTGGAAGACGGGTAAGTTGGTTGAAAATGTCAATCAGTTACACGAACGACTGGAGAAGACCGGAAGTAAGTTGAAGGATCCGGAGACGGAAGATCTGTTGAAGTTGCGGAATCGAATTGTCAAAAATCTTCAGGATGGGAAGCCAGTTAATGTTCTCACTGAGGAAGAGAACGGAGTTCCACCGAAGCGGGGCCGTCGGAAGAAGACGCATGAAGATAAGCAAGATCGGCAACTAGAAACATCCACCCCTCGTGAGGAGTTCACCAAACCCGTCATCTTCCACAATGGAGAGTTTGTGGAAGAGGAAGGAATCAACGTCGAAGTCTATGACAAATTGACAGCTGATAATGCAAAAAACTTGGTCGGATGGAGGGAACTGAAACCGGGAGATAAGGAAGTTCCCACCTTCAAAACCACAGTGAACGGTCAAAAACTTCGTATTTTGTTGGAGGGTAACAAGGCAAATCGTCCGTTCTCCCTGAAACTAGCAAACGAGTACAAGGAAGAGATGTTAGCGGGACGTTGGGCAGGACAGAGTAATTCGTTCGCTCAGACGACAAACGGTCAGAGTTTGTGCGTTGACTGGAATGGACAGGCCATCTCTCTTGCCCACCGCTGTACTGCTCTGATTCTGGCCAATCTGGAATCCGATACGGAAATTACAACGCAAGCTATCGTTGTCAGTGGACTGGATCCGGAATCCGCAGACTCAACTGATACAGGCAAAGGACGTTCCTTCGGTGATGTGCTGTTCCGACGTGGTGAGTTCTCGGGTGATGACATCAAAGACACCAAACGGAAGAGTATGACCCGTGAACTCGCGGTTGCTACTCGTCTGGTCTGGTTGCGATCAACAGGGAGGGGAGTCAAGGGTGGTCCGAAGATGAGTCATCCGGAAGCAAAAGCATTCCTGCAAGAACACCCTTACATTTGCGACGCTGTTCAATTCACTTTTAGTGAAAATGAAGGAAATCGCTTCGGAAAACAAGGTGTGAGTGTAGGATACGCTTCGGGACTGTTGTATCTTTTTGCTCACTCTGGATTAGAGCAATCAGACGAAGCCTGGAACAAAGCCGAGGAATTCTGGACTATCGTCGGATCCGGAGAAAACCTCAAGTCTGGAAATCCGATCCTGTCACTTCGTGAACTTCTGCACGATAACAAGAAGGGACGTGAGGGACGGGGTTCTTATCTGTCCCGAGATGCGTTGTGTTCATTGATCTGTAAGGCATGGAACGCTTGGAGTAAGGGAGATAAATGTACGCCGTCTCAACTCAAGTTGAAGAAAGGTGAAGTAGAGAACTTGGTTCGAGTCGGTGGATTGGATGCGGAGCCGGAGGGAGAAGAGTAGACTGTCGGGTGCTCCTCGATGTGGGGAATGGATTCCCCTTTTTTGATTCATTAACGAGGTTACAATCGTGCAAACTGAAGTGATGCGGACACACTTCCTGTCCGTACTGCAATCGGTACAACTTGGACTATCTACTCGTGAAATCGTAGAACAAGCAACTTGTTTTGTCTTCAAAGATGGAAAAGTTTACACAGACAACGGAGAAGTATCTTGTCAGAGACGGAGTGGATTACCCACAGAAGCAACAGGAGCCGTTAAAGCAAAGAACCTAACAGATCTTCTCGGTAAACTGACAGAGGATAATCTCAAAATTGAATTCCTGGGAAGTGAATTAGGAATAGGAGGAAAGAATAGACGTGCCGGTATCCGATTGGAGAAGGAGATTCTGTTAAACACAGAGATTAAATTACCCAAAGACTGGAAAAAATTACATGATGACTTCGGAGAAGCTATCGATTTGGTAAGAGAATGTGCGGGTAATGATGATACTTACTCGTATCTAACCTGTGTACACATTCATCCCCACCATGTAGAAGCATGTGATAATGATCAGTTTTGTCGATGGAAGATGGAAACACCCATAAAAGAATCGGTATTAGTTAAACATGAAGCGGTAAAAGGATTGGGTCCTCTTGCCATTAGAGAAGTCGGAGAGACAAAGGAACGAATTCATTTTCGAAACGATGATAACCTGATTGTATCTTGTCGAAAATATTTGGAAGAGTTTCCAGAATTTGATCCCTATTTAGTAGTTGAAGGAGGTAACTCAACGACGATTCCAAGTGGATTGAAAGATGTATTAGACCGGACAAAGATTTTCTCTGGAGACAATCCAGAGGGACAACGGAAGGTGAAAGTTACTTTAAAGAATGGAGTTGCAAAACTGAGGGGAGAAGGAGTGAATGGATGGTATGAGGAAAGGAAAAAGATTCGTTACACTGGTAATACAGTAACTTTCATGACCACTCCAAAGGTATTAACAGACATCGCAAAACGACACACAGAATGCATCGTATCGGAAACTCGAATGAAAGTTGATGGTGAGTATTACCAATATGTAACTTGTCTTGATCAGGTATCCGACTAATGGGTTTCTTCAAGAGATCCGAGTTAATTGTAACTCAGAAGAAGATCCCATTACGTCCGCAATGTCATCACTGTAATATCTACAAACAATGTAAGTCTCCCAAGATGCCTTATTACGGGAGAGGAGAGAAAGGAGTTCTAATAATAGGAGAGGCCCCTGGTGAACAGGAAGATACTCGAAACAGGCCATTTGTCGGAAAAAGCGGACAACATTTACGGGATACTCTACGATCCTTTCATGTTGATATGGATAGGGATTGCTGGGTCACTAATGCTCTAATATGCCGACCGAAGAACAACAGAACACCATCTCCAAAAGAGATTGATTATTGTCGTCCGACCGTAATTAAGACGATAAAAGATCTCAAACCAAATACGATTGTTATTCTCGGCAAAACACCATTAAGAAGTGTCATCGGATGGATCTGGAAAAAGGATACTGGAAAGATGTTTCGTTGGGTCGGTTGGCACATTCCATGTCAGAATCTAAACACTTGGATCTGTCCCACATGGCATCCCGCCGCAATGGAATACGAGAAGGATATCCAGAAAAGAACCTTACAAGATCGATTATTCACAAAACATCTGAGACAAGCCTTTCGTCATAAATCCAGACCGTGGGAGACGGTTCCAGATTATCGGAAAGAAGTCAATCTGATTTATGATTCAGATGAAGCTGGTAAGAGGATAAAAGAATTCATTGGTGATCATCCAATTGCATTTGATTACGAAACCAATATGCTCAAACCGGATTCAAATGAGGCAAAAATACTCTGTTGTTCTTTGAGTGACGGAAAAGATACTATTGCCTATTCATGGGACAAGACAACGAAAATAGCTACAGGAGAACTGTTAAAATCTGGTACTCCAATGATGGCTCATAATGCAAAATTCGAGGACAGATGGACACGAAAGGCATTCGGATTCGGTGTAAGAAACTGGAGATGGGACAGTATGGTAGCTGCCCATGTCCTTGATAATCGACCTAAAATTACTGGATTGAAGTTCCAATCCTTCGTTCGATTAGGTCAGGGATCCTACAACGATCCGGTACAACCTTACATGGAATCCGGAGGAAACAATATTCCGAATGAATTACATGACGTTCCTGTAGCAACTTTGTTAGAATACTGTGCTCTGGATTCGTTGTTAGAATACAAACTAGCAATGATTCAGATGGGAGAGATGAAATGACATCAAATGTTACAGCGGATATTACTTACCGAAAGTTGTTAAACTCATTATTATTCTCACCTACTTGGTTGCCTGGAAGAAATGGGAGAACCAACCGTCTGACAGCTTACCAAGTTCTTTTTTTCAGAACTCCACTGATCGTAGCTCGTCGTACAGCATGGAAAAATGCTCTACGCGAATGGGAATGGTTTATGTCGGGATCGAATTATATTGGAGATCTTCACGAATCTGTAAGGAAATGGTGGGAACCTTGGACAAATTATCTAGGAAATGTTCAATACAACTACTCCAGACAATTTAGATTTTTTGCTAGTAAAACAGGTTATATTGATCAAATTAAAACTCTGATCAAAGGTATTAAGGAACACCCATATTCAAGACGTAATGTAATTACTACTTGGAATACCGCAGAGATGAATAGTCCTCATTGTCCCATCACAAACTGTCATGGAACAGTAATTCAAGCATTCGTTGATAATTTCAATCGATTAACACTTGTTACCTATCAACGTTCTGTAGATGTGATTTGTGGACTTCCTCACAACTGGATTCAGTATTGGGCTTTCCTAGTATGGTTAGCTCATCGTACCGGAAAGAAACCCTATAAACTAACTTGGATAGGTGGAGATGTTCACCTGTATGAAAAACATATGGATATGGCAAAAAGAATAATCGAAGAGGATCCACATAAACAACCTGAACTCATCTACAAACCGACAAGTGACGAGTTCCTTGCAGATGATTTCACCTTAGATGGTGAATACCACCCGATTATCAACGAATCTGTTGAAATGATCGTCTAATCTCCGGAGAAGCAGAAGTGACCCAACTCACTGAAAACTCGCTCATCATTCTCAAAAAGCGTTACCTCGCACCCGGAGAATCTGTTGATGATCTATTTCACCGTGTTGCCAACGGACATGAAAAGTACATTGAATTAATGAAGGAACTTCGTTTCCTTCCAAACTCTCCAACCCTGTTCAATGCTGGACTCAAGAATAATTGCACACTCAGCGCGTGTTTCGTATTCGACGTAGAAGACACGATGTTAGGTAAATCATCTAGCATCGTGGGAACGCGAGAAAAGGCAGTTGCAGTAGCAAAGGCAGGAGGAGGAGTAGGTTATTACTTCGGAAACCTACGTCCTAAAGGTAAACCAATCCGTAGTATTCATGGGAAAGCATGCGGACCTGTAACGGTATTGCGAGATTATCATGCAATCTCTCATCTGATCACACAAGGAGGAAAACGGGAATTAGCTCAGATGGGAGTATTGAATTATGATCATCCGGATATTCTCGACTTCATTCATTGCAAAGACCAAGATCCACAAGGTTTAGGATCATTCAACATATCTGTATCTTGGACGGATGAAGGAATTGAGAGGACAACAGTACCTGACTCTCCAGAGAAAAGGTTATGGGACGAACAAGTAAAATCCGCTTGGTCACATGGATGTCCGGGAATGTTGTTTCATGACACAGTGAATCGAAATAATCCGAATCCTCATCTGGGAATAATCAATGCCACCAATCCCTGTCAACCAGGATTCGCAAGTGTACTCACACCATACGGAATACGATGTTTTGATGATATTGAAGTTGGATCACTGATATGGTCCGGAAAACAATGGACGAAAGTGATTAACAAAATTGCAACTGGTGAGAAGGATGTTTACCAGTATTGCACTACAGCAGGAGAATTTATTGGCACAGAGAATCACAAGGTATTTGAAAATGGAAAACGAGTTCAGGCCGGAAGTGCAGAGAAACTCGATCTGTGCAAAGGTTTCTACTCACCAACAAAATTAGAACATGATAATCAAACTATTGTAGACGGTTGGGTTATTGGAGATGGGACTGTACACAAAGCTA